GAGTCTGTTAAAGAACAGTACGAAGCAAATCTTATAGAGGAAGTTAAGGTCATTAAAGAAGAACTACAAGATAGAGTAGATTCTTACCTTGAGTACGTTGCTGACGAGTGGGTTTCTGAAAACCAACTACAAGTTGAGCAAGGTCTTAAGACCGAAATGACTGAATCATTCCTTGAAGGAATGAAGAAGCTTTTTGAAGATCATTATGTAACTATCCCTGAAGAAAAATATGATGTCATCGAAAGTATGGTAGATAAACTAGATGATATGGAGTCTAAACTCAATGAGCAAATTGAAAAGAATGTTGCTCTTAATAGGAGATTAGCAGAGTCCACAGCAGATGTAATTTTTGCTGATGTAACCGAAGGTCTTGCACAGACACAGAGGGACAAGCTCGCAACTCTTATAGAAAATGTTGAGTTTGAAAGTGAACAAGGCTATCGTGAGAAACTAGAAACACTTAAGGAATCTTATTTCCCAAGTAATACTAGTGCTCCAACCAGCAAAACTGAAAATTTGACTGAAGAAAGTGGAGAGTCTGCATATCAGACAAAACAGGTTTCATCGTCAATGGAGAGATATCTTCAGACAATGACCAGAGTTGCTAAAAAGTGATTATTTAAATCATAAATTCAAACAAAAAAAACTTTTTTAAAGAGGTAAATTCAAATGCAAATGTTCAATGCTGAACAACTGCAGGAGAAGTGGGCACCTATCCTAGACCACGAAGGTTCGGATAAAATTACAGATTCACATCGTAGAATGGTGACCGCAGTTCTCTTGGAGAACCAAGAAACCGCACTTAGAGAGGAGAGAGAATTCCTTTCTGAGCAGCCAACAAACTCAACAGGTTCAACTGCTGGCACAAACCCAACCGCAGGTTTTGGTGGGTTATCAGCTGCTGCAGGACCTACAGCAGGTTTCGACCCAGTACTTATAAGTCTTATCCGTCGTGCAATGCCTAACTTGGTCGCTTATGACCTAGCAGGTGTTCAGCCAATGAACGGTCCTACTGGACTTATCTTCGCAATGAGATCTCGTTACAAGACTCAAAGCGGAACAGAAGCACTATTCAACGAAGCAGATACTTCATTCTCTGCACAGAATGATACAGGTAATGCTGCATCAAGTGGATATACACAGAACCAAGGTGCTAACTCAGACTCTAGAGTTGGTATGGGTACAACTGGTCAGACAACTGATGTTGCTACTAACGAGTCAAACCCTGCTCTATTAAGTCCAAGTACTACTTCTTTACAGAAGGCATACGCAGTTGGTCAGGGTATGGATACCCAGGCTGCTGAAGCACTCGGAGACGGTGGTGGACAGTTCCAGGAAATGGCATTCTCAATCGAGAAGGTCACCGTTACTGCGAAGTCACGTGCGTTGAAAGCTGAGTACTCACTAGAGTTAGCTCAAGACTTGAAAGCAATCCACGGATTGAATGCAGAGGCAGAACTTGCCAACATTCTTTCTACTGAGATTCTTGCTGAGATAAACAGAGAAGTTATCCGTTCTATCTACAAGGTTGCTGAGTCAGGTGCACAGAGTAACGTTGCTTCTGCTGGTACTTTCGACTTAGACATCGACTCTAATGGACGTTGGAGCGTTGAGAAGTTCAAGGGACTTATTTTCCAAATCGAGCGTGATGCTAACGCAATCGCACAGAGAACTCGTCGTGGAAAGGGCAACATGATTCTCTGCTCTGCAGACGTTGCTTCTGCATTAACAATGGCAGGTGTACTTGATTACACTCCAGCACTTAATGCTAACCTCAACGTTGATGACACAGGCAATACATTTGCTGGTGTACTTCAAGGTAAGTATAGAGTATACATCGACCCTTATTCTGGTAACACAGGTGCTCAACAGTACTATGTTGTTGGATACAAAGGTTCTTCACCTTATGACGCAGGACTATTCTACTGCCCATACGTTCCACTACAGATGGTTCGTGCAGTTGGAGAGAACACCTTCCAGCCTAAAATCGGATTTAAGACAAGATACGGTCTTGTTGCAAACCCATTTGCTGAAGGTAATGTTGATAGTCAAGGTCTTGGTAGACTTAAGATTAACTCTAACCGCTACTACAGACGTGTTCGTGTTAACAACCTCATGTAATTCGGATATTACATATTTTTCAAAGGGGACTCGAAAGAGTCCTCTTTTTTTGTCTAAATAAAAATAAAAGTAGTATTACCATGAAACCTACTCCTAAAGAACATCAAGAGGCACTTGAACGCCGTGATAAGATTGTAGAACATCTTATTGAAGAAGGTTATGCTGAGAATGCAGAATCTGCAGATAACATTATAATGGGTATGAGTGAACAATGGTACAACCTTATTATTGACTAATGAAAGAGTTTGATAGGTTCATTGAAGAAGCAGCAGCAAAAAGATGCCCTGCTGGAAAATATTGGTGCTATACTGATAAAAAATGTAAAAAAATTCCTTTAGGTTATCACGTAGGACGTAGAGGATATCTTGAGCAAGATGAGGATGAGAAAAATGGACAGAATGGAAAGTCATCTAATGGGACTTCTAATGGCAGCAGTAATGGCAACGGTGGCAGTGGCAACGGTTCAAATGGTGGAAATGGTGGAGGCGAATAATGACATCATCAATAGCATCAGGAGCATTCCGCAATCAAATAGAAAATAGAAACTTTCTTGCTCCAGTAGGGTTTAAGTTTACCTTATCAAGGTATCCTAAGGTTTCATTTTTTTCTAATACTGCACGTATTCCTGATATTAGTTTAGGGACTGCAATAGAATCAACTTACCTTAAGGATATTGATATTCCTGGTGAGAAACTTACTTATGGGGAATTGAATGTAAGATTTTTAGTTGATGAGAATCTTAAAAATTATATGGCAGTTCATAACTGGTTGACTGGACTAGGATTTCCAGAATCAGCACAAGAGTTTATTAATCAAACTACTAATGATTTAGGACAGAGAGATTTAAGAGAACAATATAGTGATGGTGCACTTCATATTCTAAACAGCAATTATAATGATATTGCTGTTGTAAAATTCAAAGATTTATTTCCAGTATACTTGACATCTTTGGAATTTGATGCTACAGAGAGTGATATAAGTTACTTTACAGCAGACGTTACTTTCAAGTATACTATCTACGATATAGTGAGTCCAACTGGCAAACCTTTATGAATCTTGATAAAATTCAGGAGATGTGGGAGCGTGATGCAACCATTGATCCTGATAATCTACATGATGAGTCTTTAAAAATTCCTCAATTACATTCAAAGTATTATACAGTTTATAATACTGTTACTCTTTTGCGTGAGAAAGCAAGAGATTCTTATAACAGAGTAAAATTAGAAAGATATAATTTCTACACAGGAAAGGCACCAGCAGAGGTATATGCTGAAGAACCATTTCCGTATAAGGTTAGAGAAAAAGACGCAATACAGAGGCATTTAGATGCTGATGAGAAATTAACTAAGTTAGATTTAAAGATAAGATATTATGATGCCACATTAAAATTTCTAGAAGAAATTCTTAGATCAGTATCTAACCGTACATTTCAAATTAAAAATGCTATAGAATGGCATAAATTTCAAGCAGGATTTGGGTGATAAATATTTCCAAATGAAGATTATGTCATGTCACATTTGGTTATATCAAAGAAGAATGAAGTGTATCTTTATGTTGATGCAGAAGTACACATTTATTATGAGTTAGCAGATCAGTTTACTTTTGAAGTTCCTGGTGCAAAGTTTTCGCCAGCATATAAAAAGAAATTTTGGGATGGGAAGATAAGATTATTCAATATCCAAAAGGGGGAAATATATATTGGATTATTGGATAGAATAATACAATTTTGTAAAGATCACGGATATACTTACGAATTTAAAGATAGCAAACACTATGGTACTCCCTTCGAAGTAAACGAAGGTATCTCGAAAGAGGGTGTCAAAGATTATATGACTGCTATCTCCAAATATGCTCCCAGAGAGTATCAGATAGAGGGAGTATACGATGCCTTAAGACATAATAGAAAGTTATTGATATCTCCAACTGCCTCAGGAAAGTCTCTGATGATATATTCGATTGTGAGATATTTTGTTGAGAACAAGAAAAATACTCTGATAGTCGTTCCGACGACTTCGCTTGTAGAGCAAATGTATAAAGACTTTGCAGATTACG